GGTCATGCTCCCCTTTTCTAAGTCGTTCTGTTTTACCAGCTTTATTATGAGGCCTGCCCGCCCCAATGTCAAGGCGGAATATGTAAAATAATTATGCACACAAAGTTGTTAAACGCAGCACAATTGCAGCTAGTATTGTTATCCAGCGCACAATTTGCGTGTTCGGTGTTATTTGCGGCACAATTTAAAAGTGTAAGCAGTATAAAACTACTATTGATATCATTGATATCATTGAATTCATTGTTTTCATTCCCATCATTCCTACTATTCAAGTCATTCATGTCATTCAAGTCATTCATCAACAGCAAATAGACTTGTATGTATAGTTAGTCCTTATAGGCGGAACTTGCAGTGCAGCCAGCCAATAAAGCATACTATATCATGCAGTCAACATTTCATTGATGAATGATAGGAACGAAATGAATGACTTGAATGACTATGATACCTGAATAACATCAATGATAACAATGATATCAATGATTTCAATAGTAATTTGCTATATATACAAAAGCAAAAAGCGCAGATACCTAAGTACCTGCGCTTTGTTTCAGAGAGCGGCTGATGGGAGTCGAACCCACGGAGATACAGAATCATATCGATTCAACAAGCAAAAAATGGCGATGATACGGGACGTTATCGTTCTGCATTTTTGTGGCAAACCATATATTTCCCAAAAAAGTGTGTACTTTTAGTGTGTACTTTTTAGCACATCCTTAAATGTTTCGTCAATCGCAGAGGCTATTTTTTCGGCCTGGCCGTTGACTGCGTGGCCGTACACACCAAATGTATCCATATTTTTGCTGTGCCCAACAATCTGTTTGAGCTGCCCTTCCGGGAGTGCGCTTGCAATCGATACAAACGTGTGTCGAAGCTCGTAAAGAGAAACATAATTTATTCCGTTGTAGTCGCAATACTTTCTCCACCATTTATAAAGCAAGTGCTCATCTGATATGCCAAAAACACTTTTACCATTTTTTGTAAGTTCGCGTTGCGCATCTATTACGCTTTTAGCCATGTCGGACAATTCAATTGCTCTAACCGCATTGTCATTTTTACCTGTTGTTTTTTCTCCATAAATGTTGATCGCACGCCGCAGAAAAATTCTGTTTTCTTTCACATCTTCCCACTGCATGCCAATCAACTCACCCGGTCGAATCCCGGTCAGAACAGCAAGGCGGTATGCGTTGATATAAGGGTCTTTGGCTTCCTTGCCCATGTACTTGGTTTTGTCGCTTGACAGTAAAATTGCTAAATCGTCTGGCTGCAATATTTTCTTTTGCGGCTTTGGAGTTCCAGCGGGAATGTTCAAGTTATCTGGTACAAACGTTGTATAGCCTGAATTGCGTGCAAACCGAAAAAACGATGTGATGTCTCCATAGATATTTTGAAGCGTTTTACGGCTTTTTCCAGCGGCTTTGGCGTTGTCTAAAACTGTTTGCACTTGCTGCTGCGTCAACGATTCCAACCGCCGGTGCCCAATTTCCGGCTGAATCCATATGCGCCAGCGGCTTTCCTTTGGTCTAAAATTGCTTATGCCTGATATTTTTGATTCTCTCGCAAGGTATTCTTTATATGCGCTCTCGACCGTCTTTCCGCGCGTTTGCAATCCGTTTTCTAGCCAGTCATCTGCTTTTTTGTTGGCTTCCCGCTGGCCTGTGCGCCCCGGCTTGGCGCTGGTAAAGGTTTTGCGCACGCCGTCTTTCTGCACGTTTATCTGCCAGCGCTGGGCAGATTCAATCCATCTCGCTGTATTTGTTCTTTTCATATTGCGGCTCCTTTTTTTGTGTGTTATAATAATGCCGTCAACTTTTTATGTTGACGGCTCTTTGCCCTTGTCGGTGGTACGAACACCGGCAGGGGATTTTTTGTTTAGTAGCGGATAAAATTAACAGACCCAATGCAAATATCAATAAGTTGTCGATATTGGTCATTTACAGCCTTTGACAAAAAGCATATTGTGGATGCAGTACAATTTTGGTTAAGGGGGCAGACAAATGGAAAGGCTGGTAAACAAGCCGCCGTCCCATCATGGGCGAAAGCGACAAAAAAAGTTGTTGTCAAGTGCTGGAAATCCGATATATAGGACAGCAAAGACTTGACAAACGAGTATTTTTGCGAAACTGTTGAAATACAACTGCAAGTTGTGTAAAATACAATCAACGGTTTATTTGGAAAACAATCTATTGCAATCTATTTTGTAAGATTTTAAAACCCTCTGCGCAAGCCCGTCTTTTCCAAAAATGTAAGACGTTACAACGCCTGCGGCATCCATTGCGGGAATGGTAGGATTATCAACAAAGATTCTGCTATAGCTTCCTTTTGCCATATTAAAGACTTCTTCTTCTGTAAGGGATGCTTTCTTTTGCACCTTTTTTAGTTCCAGCATAACACTAGGCGATACAAACGGGCGACCGCAATTCATGTCGTAAAACGGAATTTCAAGCAACATGGAAAAAGCATTTTTGTACTTTTTCTCATCCTCTAAAAATTCATACATTAAATATCGCAAATCACGGCATCTTTTTGGAGATGAAAATGCTTCCATATATAGTTTATTATATTGCCCCCATATTAAATCTCGATATGGGATGTCCCTTCGATCATTTACGGCGCGGCAAAACTCCGGCAGAGTAAAAGCCCAATGAGCATAGGATTTTCTGTGATAAAAATAAACGTATTCATTGTCATTTAGTTCTGCTTTTCCCTTTTCGGTCAATTTTCCGTTTTCGGCGAAACCCATTGTTTCCAGCTTTTTAATAATTGGCCAAACGTCATCAACGCCATAATCATAATGCCAGAACTTTGCAACAGGCTTTCCGCTGGAATATTTCTCTAAATAAGAAAGCATTAAAATTTCTGTTGGCTTTAGACCGTTTTTGTCTGCGAGATCATCAGCAGACAGCGCTAGAAAATTATCGTTTGCACGCTCTTCCTGTTCAGCATGCCGCTTTTCTGTTTGTGCTTTGCAGTAACCAGCATACTGCTTTGCAATTTCATCTTTAGTCGGCTCATGTGTAGGTATGGAAACATTTACTTTTTGTTTCGGTTTCAAAAAGTCAAAAAAGCCCACGATATCACAACCTTATTTAATTTTTGGAGGAATCAGCAATGACAGACACAGAAAAACTTATTGAAATTGTTTCAACATTTACGGCTGACCAGATGACCGATTTTGTAACTGCTGCGCAAGATTTAATAAAGCGCTTGCAAGCCGAGGGCTCTCTTGGCAAAGAAAAATGAGCTTTTGTACATCTTGCGGCAAATCAGATATTAGCCCATCGCCTTGTGCGGTGGGCTTTTTTGTAGATAGGTTGTCGAGGCCTGCCGACATTTTAACAGTATCAATCGCCCCGCCAGTATTCACGCTGGCGGGGTTTTCCTTTTCCCCTGTCAGGTCGGGAACGGTGACTTCTAGCTCGTTAGCAATGGCAACCAATCTTTCATATGGAGGAGAACTTGGCCTCTTTGCCATTTTGCCGATATACCCATTTGAAAAACCGAGCTTTTCTTCTAGCCTAGTCAAGCTAGTCTTTTTCTTTTTGCACATGGCACGAATGATTTCTACAGTTTTAGCATTATCCACAAAAACCACCTAGACTATTTGTGCATATTTTTAGGCGATAGTCTATTGACTACTAGGCGATAAGCTAGTATAATATATAGCACAGAGGGCAACAAAGAACCAAGCCCCCTAAAATTCAGCGGACTAGCTAAAAATATGCTGTTATAAATCTTGCAAGTTCATAGTAGCATATTTTCTAGCAATAGTCAACTAGAAAGGAGCTTTTGCTAGGTGAATATTTCGAAAATTGATGCACTGTGCCGAAAAAACAATATTTCCCGCACAATCCTTGAGGAACGCGCCGGAATCTCAAACGGCGCACTTGGCAAGTGGGAGAAATCGCCTTACGGCCCCAGCATCACGACGCTAAAGAAAGTGGCTGATTATTTCGGCGTGCCGGTTGATTATTTGCTAACCGATAACTAGAAAGATGGAAGCGGCTGTAAGTGAACTGATTGCGGAAAGAAAGGAGTAACCGTATGAACAACCGAGCTTTTAAAGCGCTTCTCAAAAGTAAAGGTTACAACCGGGAAAAACTGGCAGAAGAACTGAAATTGAGTGGAAATTCTGTTGGGAGAAAATACACCGGTAAAATTCCATGGACGTGGCCGGAGGTTTGCAAAGTATGTGCCACGCTAGGCATCACGCTTGACGAATTTGCAACGTATTACCCGGTGGCGGATGTGCACAAATCTTCTTCCGCTATGCCTACCCGTGAAGAGCACATTGACAACGTGCTTGCAGAACTCCGTGCAATCCTTGTTTAGCTATGGATTTGCTTGGCGGGGCGTGGCATCTGCTTGGCACAGATGGAAAAGCAAAGGCAAAGCACCGTAGGCCTTGAGCGGCAACGAAATGGATTTGCATGGCAACGATGGGCAACGGCGAAGCAAGGTATAGCTTGGCTTTGGCATAGCGCAGAACAGCTTCTCAAGGCAGAGGAAAAGCCCTGCACAGATACGCAACGGCATAGCATTGAGATTCGACGCGAAGGCAAGGCGATGCAGTGAACAGAGATGCAACGCAACGGCATGGCTCGGCAAGGTTTTGCGGAGGCACCGATTTGATTAGCAGTGGAAAAGCCTTGTGCTGCTTGCTCTGATTGGCAATGGAATGGCGAGGCCACGCGACGAATGACACCGCAACGGCATGGCGGAGCACCGCATCGCGCAGGCATTGCATGGATCGGCATAGGCGCAGAAAAGCAACCGATTTTATTTAAAAAGGAGACAACCACAATGAAAGTAAAAATCACCCTATTGGAAGAAGTTCTCGGTTCTTCACCCAGCAATGAAGAACTTCTCGCAACCTATATTGCCAGCAAGGCCCCCACCGGCGACCTCACCGCCGAAGAAGTGGACAATATCAAGGCGCAGAACGCAGAAGACCGCGTCACCGTCTTTCCCAAAACTGCCGACGGCACGCCGTTCCTGTATGACTATCAGGTAAAGGGTATGTTCAAGGACAGCTGCAAGGCCCTTGCCACTGCCGGTAAGGCAGGCTATCCGGGTGGCAAGCACTGTGCCGCGTTGAAAGCCTACAAGAAAGCCATTGACGGCTTGATTTTCGTTTCCCCGCGTGAGATTCCATACAACCTTCACGGCCTAAAGATGGGCTTCTGTGAGCGCCCCCTGCGAGCACAGACCCCGATGGGTGAGCGCGTCAGCATCGCCAAATCGGAAACCGTCCCGGCAGGATCTACCATTGAATTTGAAGTCACCTGTCTCGACCAGAAACTTGAGGACGTTGTCCGGGAGTGCTTCGACTACGGCACGCTGCGCGGTCTGGGCCAGTGGCGCAACAGTGGCAAGGGCAGGTTCACTTGGGAAGAGCTGTAAAAGAAGATGCCGCCCGGCGCGACCAAACACCGAGCGGCAAAAGAAAGGACATTGCAAATGAATCCGACATCTATTATACGCGCCAAAAGGCTTGTTGTCAAACTGGCGCTCACCGCTGACCTTGTGCTGCTGTTGGCAGCGCTCGGCAGCCTGAACATCCCCGTAACCATCCTCGCACTGCTGGCCCTGAATCCGCTGTGCGGCAAACTTTTGGAGGCAACCAGATGAAAGCATATAAAGGATTTGACGAAAACCTGAAATGCAAAGATTTCCAGTACGAAATCGGCAAGACCTACGAGGAGCCAGAAGCAAAACTTTGCGAGAAAGGCTTCCATGCCTGCGAGTTCCCGCTTGATATTTTTGGTTATTATCCCCCATCATGCAGCCGCTTTGCAGAAGTCGAGCTGGATGACGTTTTCGATGAGAAATCAGGCGATTCTAAGCGCTTCGGCAAAAAAATTCGCGTCAAAGCGGAAATTGGCATTGCCGGGATTGTAAAAGCGTCCGTAGACTACATTAAAGAACACGCCACGAGCGTACATGATGAAACCGGCTACTGCTCGGCAGCCACCAACACCGGCTACTGCTCGGCAGCCACCAACACCGGCTACTACTCGGCAGCCACCAACACCGGCGACCGCTCGGCAGCCACCAATACCGGCTACTGTTCGGCAGCCACCAACACCGGCAACCGCTCGGCAGCCACCAACACCGGCAACTGCTCGGCAGCCACCAATACCGGCTACTGTTCGGCAGCCACCAACACCGGCAACTGCTCGGCAGCCACCAACACCGGCGACCGCTCGGCAGCCACCAATACCGGCTACTGTTCGGCAGCCACCAACACCGGCAACCGCTCGGCAGCCACCAACACCGGCAACTGCTCGGCAGCCACCAATACCGGCTACTGTTCGGCAGCCACCAACACCGGCAACTGCTCGGCAGCCACCAACACCGGCGACCGCTCGGCAGCCACCAATACCGGCTACTGTTCGGCAGCCACCAACACCGGCAACCGCTCGGCAGCCACCAACACCGGCAACTGCTCGGCAGCCACCAATACCGGCTACTGTTCGGCAGCCACCAACGCTGGCAAAGATGGCGTTGCATCGTCGCTGGGAATTAAAGGAAAAGCAAAAGGCTCACTTGGTTGCTGGCTTGTCCTTGCCGAGTGGAAAAAAGTAAATGATGAATGGCGTCGCACAGACGTTCAGTGCCGCCGCGTGGATGGAGAAACTATCAAAGCGAATACATTCTATCGCCTTGAAAACGGTGAATTTGTTGAGGTGACAGACGATGAATAAATTTGTAGCCCGTTTCAATCCATTTCCACCATCTGATGATAACCGCCCCATCTGCCCAATTTGCGGCGATGAATGTGAAACCCTGTACCGTCAGGGCAATAAGATTTTCGGCTGCGATAACTGCATTATAGAAGTCAATGCTTGGGAATGGCAGAACGAACAGGAGGAACCCAATGAATTTATTTGAACAGCTTTCCGCTGCTGCGGCAGCCGCAAAGGCACTTAAACAGCCCGATGCACGGTTTTTTGCATGCAACAACAACGGCATCGTTTCCGCCTACTACCCCAACGACCTGTACGCCATCGCATCCTTTACCGGCAGCCGCGTTTATGGCACGTCGAAGAAGCGTTACGTATCCCTTAATACCCCTTACGCAGGGCTGAAAATCGAGGTCCCCGTTGTCCGCCCTGTACCGCTGGAGCACACCTGCCCGGCAGAATGCTACCGCATCAACCTTACCACCCCCGACCCGGAAGGAGAAGCTATCTGATGTTTGGCGAGAAGGAATATGAGCGTTCGCTCAAATCACGACAAGAAATTCCAGTGACTCAGAGCTCCAAATATATTGCCAGCCGAGACAAAGCATTAAAGGCTCTCGAAGAACGAAAATATCTCAAGGAATCCGATTTTTGGATTCTTAAGAACGAAACTAACTACGGGAAGATGATGTACACGGGCTTGATAATAAGCCACAATGCTTGTCTGAAAATAAATGACAATCTTCCAGAAAAAGACAAGTTTAATCCGGATTGCGTTTCCGTTGACAAAACCGGATACGGAAACTCTCTTGTCTTTACTTATGTCAACAGGGAACAAGGCTTATACGAGGTCGGCGAGGCATCCGCTCAAAATTGCAAGAATGCGTACCCTTATGCAATGGCATACAAACGTTTGTTTGACCGTGTTGTTTTAAAAATCTGCAAACTTGCGTTTGACGGCATCTATTCCGACAGTGAAGCAGATGAATTTAAAGAGCGATATGAAGAAGAACCGCAGCCTGTCACAGCATCGCCAGAAGTTACCACACATGTCGTAAAGGACATGGCAACAACTGCGCTGGCAGGATATGCACAGCGAACTGGTAAGGACAAAAAGACAGTCCAAACAGAAGCAAAGACCTTTATTGGCAAGTTGTTTAAGGACTTCACCGATGATGATTGGCGCAGCGTTGCAAAGGAGTTTGAACACAGAAAATGAAGCAACAAATCTCCATCAAACAGGCCGTTGTTATCGGCAACACAATCACGCTGGAATGTTCCCCGGCTGATTGCGATAAAGTCCGCGCTGTCATCGACGAAAACAAGCCCCTTGCCGCCGTCATCGGCACGGCCACGCAAAAGCGCAGCCTGTCTGCCAACTCTTATGCTTGGACGCTCATGAATCAGCTTGCCGCCAAAATCAACCGCCCTGTACTGGACATCTACCGCGATTTTATACGCGACATCGGAGGCAGCTCTGCTATTATCACCATTTCAGCCCCCGCCGCTAAGGCGTTTAAGGTCGGCTGGGAAGCGAAAGGCGATGGCTGGCAGGTGCATAAGTTGGACGAAATGGCAACCCCGCAGGGCGCGTTCTACACCCTGCAATGCTGGTACGGTTCCAGCGTGTTTGATACATCCCAGATGCACCGCCTGATTGAGCTGATTGTGCAGGAATGCCAACAGCAGGGCATTCCCACCATGACCCCGGAAGAAATCGCAAAACTGAAAGGACTGACAGACGATGCGCCGACCGACACGCAATGAATACGGCGTTCAGCTTGACCGAAACGGTTATGCGCCATCTATTATGCCAATCGATGGGTTTAAATGTTACAAATGCCAGCAATGGAAACCGACCGAGCGCCATGAAATCTTTTTTGGAAGCGGGAGCAAATACAATGGCCGCCGCGATAAAAGCAAGCAATACGGGCTTTGGGTTCCTCTGTGTGCAGATTGCCATAGAAACGCGCCTGACGCTGTACATAACTGTGCCGCTACGCGGCTGTGGCTTGAACAAGATGGCCAACGCCATGCAATGGCCTACTATCACTGGACGGTGTCTGACTTTCGCCGCCGCTTTTACAAAAACTATCTCGATATTACGGAGGACTAATCTATGAAAGACCCATCTTGGGAAGAGGATGAGCTTACAAACCTAAAGAAGTATTATAGCTCGTGCACAAATGAAGAACTTGTCAAGATGTTCCCGAACCGCACTCTCCTTGGAATTTGCAAAAAGCCAGAAAAATAGGCTTAAAACGTTCTGCACATTCCATTAGCGCCAATCGTTCTGCTGGTCAACGTAAAAGGGATTTTAACCACGCCCCGAGATATACAGCAAAAGGCTACAAGATTATTTATGCCCCGGATTTTCACCGTGCTGACAAAAATGGGATGGTACTCGAACACATTTATATCTTTGAAAAGGAAACCGGGGTTGAAATTCCAAAAGGCTATTGCATCCATCACATTAATGGCAAAAAGGACGATAACCGAATCGAGAATTTGTGTATGCTGTCTACGTCTGCGCACACAATTCTTCACAACTCTGGTAAAAAATTCTCTGACGAAAGAAAAAGTAAGATTTCAAAGGCTGCTAAAGAACGTTTGAAAACAAGGTTAAATCACCCGCGTTACAAAAGCGTTGATTTATCAGAGATTGACAATCTTATAAAATCTGGAGTTACCGTAACTGAGGCCTGCAAAATGGCCGGCATCGATAAAACCACATATTATCACAAAAAGAAGGTAGAAAGTTATGCTTAATGTTGTTGCTATCATCGGAAGACTCGCCGCATCGCCGGAACTCAAAGCCACGAGCAGCGGTAAATCCGTCTGCTCTTTCCGCATCGCCAACGATTCCGGCTATAAGGATGCCAGCGGCCAGAACCAGACCAACTGGCTGGACGTTACTGCCTGGGGCAAAACCGCAGAGTTTGTCTGCAAATACTTCCCCAAAGGTGCGCTGATCGCCATTGATGGCCGCTTACAGACCCGCCAGTATCAGGACAAGAACGGCCAGAACCGCACAGCGACCGAAATCGTGGCCCAGAACGTGAATTTCTGCGGCAGTAAGGAAAGTACTAGCCCCACCCCGCAGAACGCCGCACAGCGCCCCGCAGCCCCCTCACAGCGCACGCATGGCGAACCCGATGCAGACTACGCCCCGATTGACGATGACGAGGGCGACCTTCCATTTTAATTTTTGAAAGAAAGACAGGTGATGCACCGTGACACAATGTGATAGAATCCTTCGCCACTTAGAGAGCGGCGGCAGCTTGACCGCTGCACAGGCCATGCAGGAGTACGGCATCTACCGCCTTGCTTCCCGCATCAATGATCTGAAAAAGCGCGGCGTACCCATCCAAAAGCGAACGGCAAGCAGCAAGAACCGATACGGCGAAAAAGTCAGCTATGCCGAGTATTACATGGAGTGTTGAAAAATGGCAAACGAGGGTTACATAAAGCTGTACCGCCGCATGATGAAGTGGGGCTGGTATACCGATACCCCCACAAAATGCGTGTTTCTGCACCTTCTGTTTCTGGCTTGCTATGAGCCGTGCTATTTCAAAGGCGTTCACCTGGAACCCGGTCAAGCCGTTTCCTCTATCCGCCAAATTTCAACAGATACTGGCATAAGTGTTCAATCCGTTCGCACTGCTATAAACCACCTAAAATCAACACAAGAAATAACACAGTGCGAACATGGTAAATTTAGCGTATTTACGGTAAATAATTACAGTGACTACCAATGTGCTAACACAGAAACTAACAAACAGGTAACACAGAACCAACACAGTGCTAACACAGACCCTAATATAAAGAAGAATAAAGAAGTTAAGAATACCCCCTATATCCCCCAAGGGGATGACGCGGATTCCCCTGCTTTCACCAAGTTCTGGGCAGCTTACCCAAAGAAGGTCGGCAAGGCAGATGCCCGTAAAAAATTTGAAAAGCTTGTGCCGGATGAATCCACCCTGTCCGCAATCTTGTCCAGCCTTGAGTACCTCAAGACCACTGACCAGTGGCAGCGTGAGAATGGCAAGTACATCCCAAACCCGTCTACATGGTTGAATCAAAAGCGCTGGCAGGATGAAGCATCCCAGCCGCCTACTACTGTCCGCTCTACTGATAACCTGCGTCCTGTGTTTGACCGTGAGTACACGTTTGAAGAACGGATGAATGGAGTTGTCCCGAAAATCGTGGGATGGGAGGAGGCGAAAGCATGAATACCATCGTAGCGGAAAAAGCTGTTATCGGCATTATGCTTATGAAACCGGAATTGCAGGACGATGCTTTTTCTTCCCTGACCCACAAAATGTTTGAGCTGAAAGCGCTCGGGAATATCTTCCTGCTTTGCAAGGATATGGCCGATAAAGGCCAGAGGGCTGATACGGTATCGGTTATTTCCAAATGCGATGACGATACAAAAGTGCTCGCCATGCAGTGCTTTGAAACGGTTCCATCCATATCCGGCTACAACACCTATATCAACTGCGTTATGGACGGATGGAGAAAGCGTGAGCTGACAGCGGCATTAACAAAGCTGCTGACCGATGATGGTGATGCCGATGAAATGAGCGCTGCGCTGTTCCACATTGCGGAACGCCAGCAGTACATCATGGCCCACCAGAAGGAGCGCAGCGCAAAAGATTTTGCCGATGGCATTGATGCGTTCCTTTCCTGGATGAAAAAACCAAGCGACAGTATCCAGACCGGGTTTGGCAGCCTGGACACCATGACCGGCGGGCTTGCCCGCAATGGCGTTACCGTAATTGCTGCCCGCCCTGGCAAGGGCAAATCCACGCTAGCTTTGCAGATGGCCTGCCAGATTTCCCAAAACGCGCTGACGCTGTATCAATCCATGGAGATGAGCCGCGAACAGCTTTATACCGCCATCTTCTCACGCTGGGCACAGATAGACAGCACCCGTATCACAAACCATCGCCTGACGCCGGAGGAAGAATCCGCCATCCGGGAGGCAGCAGATCACTTGAAAAGCAAGTACCGCCTGATCCTGGATGATTCCAGCCTGACCAGCCTTGCCGATGTAGAAACCACGATCAAAGAGCGCAAGCCGGAAGTAGTCGTTATTGACCATCTAGGCCTTGTTGCACCGCCAAACGCTAAAGAAAAGCGTAACGACGAGCTGGCAGCCCTCACACGGGGTTTAAAGCAGCTCGCCATGAAATATCATATCTGCATTATTGAGCTCGTACAGGCCGCGAGAGCCGCAGATACGGGCATGATTAAAATGTCGGACATGTTCGGCTCCGCGACTATCGAGCATGATGCAGATATGATAATCGCTATCAACCCCGGCATGTACACTAAAAACCGGGAAACGCAAGAAATCAACCCGCCCACCGATGGGGACACCGTGATAGAGGTAGTAAAAAACCGGCACGGTGCCTGCGGCCAACTGGATTTTGTGTGGGTAAAACCATTTCATCTATTTTGTGAGGTATCAAAACATGAGTGATAAAGAATTTAGACAGAAAATGGCAGAAATATATCTCCGATATGCTGGAAGAGTTTTGGATACTGCCGATGGAATCCGAGAAAAAATCAAACCGATGGTTGAAGAAATGTCTGATTGCTATTCCACCGCGAAACGGCTGATTGAGGCAGCAGATAGATTGATGAATGAAACGTATTGAAATCATCACTTACTCCCGCTCTACCGGTGACATCCGCCACTCTCACCAGACCTACACCACCACCGGCGCTGCCGAAAAGGAACTGAAAAAGGCGGGCTTTACCCAAAACCCCCGCCTGCCGGACATCTGGTACAGCGAGAAGTACTACGCGAAAGTAAAGGAGATTGTACCGTGATACAAAAATACATAATCTCCCTGCCCCCTATCACCAAGAAGAACTCCCAGCAGATACTTACCAACCACCGCACCGGCAAGCCGTTCATTGCCCCCAGCAGGCAGTACAAGAAGTACGAACAGGCCGCGATGTGGTATCTCACCCCAAAGCCGAAAGCCCCGCTGTCAGGACGTTACCGCGTCGCCACGGTGTTCTACATGCCAACCCGCCGCCGCGTAGACCTGACGAACTTGCTCGAAGCCTGCCATGACACGCTTGTATCCGCCAAAATCCTTGCAGACGACAATAACACCCTCATTGCCAGCGTGGATGGCTCCCGCGTACTGTACGACAAAGCCAACCCACGCACCGAAATTTTTATCGAGGAGATGTCGGACGATGACCAGCCCGTGTAAAGACTGCCCAGACCGCCATGCGCACTGCCACAGCGCTTGCAATCGCTACGGCGAGTATGCGGCCATATTTGAGAAAATCCGCGCACAGCGGCTTGCAGATGCCGCAGCGGACGCGGCAGATGCAGAGCGCGGAATCAAAATCCGCCGCGATGTCAGAAAATACGGATTATACAAAACAGAAAAGAGTTGAAAGACGTGAAAGCAAGACTACACCCTACCCCGGCATTGCAGAAAGCCGTTGACGAATATGCCGAAGAAAAAATTAAGGACATTCAATCCCGCGCCTATGAAGCGGTAATGAAAGAGCGCAACGACATTGCCACGCGGGCGACATATCTATGCCTGCTGGCCTGCTATCAGGCCGGCCTGTCGCCCAGGACCTTAGTCAGAATCCAGAATTACATGACCGGCCCGGTGGCCGACAAATACAATGAGTACCGCAACGACCAGCTTGCAGACCTCTGGGCACAGGTAACACTACAGGGCATCGGCATTGATGCCAAAAAGACGGAGGAGCCGTTATGAAACGATTTCAGATTATTTATACGATAGACGATGACCAAATGAAAATTGAAACATACGTTGATGGATTTTCTACCCTTGAAATGCTCGCCGCATTGGACATTAAGCGCGAGGACATTATGAATCAGTGCATTCATTTTGCGGAGTTTAAACGCACGCGGAAACTTCTAGACGGGACAGAAATGGAAGTCACAAAGGATGATGATTTAAAGCTATGACAGGCTCTAAATTCTGCGAGAAATGCGGCAAGATGATGTGGGACGTGCAGCCCTGCAAGCGGTTCTGCGATGCTTGCATAAAAGAAAAAGCGAGGCAAAAGGCAAAGCTGAACTACGAAAAGAAGAAAGCGCAGCAGCAAGGCGTTATTTCCGCCATGCAGGCAAAGAAGCCGGATAAAAAGGCAGTACTGAAACCCCGCATCAAATCCATTGAACAATGAGTAAGAGAAGCCGCCGCGCTGGACATCAGCTACGGCGAGTACGTCCAGCGCGGCTTAGATAAGGAGGATGCCAGATGAAACCGCAAGATTTTGTGAAAGAGTATAGCAGACTGTGTGACGCATACAGACTACCGCAGAAATCCGCGTGTAGAACAGATTGCCCGTTTATTAACATGAGATGCGCCTTTCCCGAAAATGTAAACATAAACCACCCAGAAAGATTTGAAAAAACGTACAACATCGTTGAAAAGTGGAGCGACACCCATCCCGTCAAGACCCGCCAGAGTGAGTTTTTGAAGATGTTCCCGAATGCAGTAATAGATGAAGATAATGGAATTTTGTGTATTCGCCCTTGCGACATTGATGAAAGCATTGGATGCACAAATGGAAAAGGCTGCGACGACTGCTACCGCAAATACTGGCTCGCGGAGGTAACCGACAATGACTGATATTACAACCTTACGCCCCGGCGAACACTTTATGTTCAAGAATTTTGAGTGGGTCTGCCTTGACCCAAACCACCCTGACGGCGGCGTGCTGGCTATTATGGCAAAACCGTGGGCAGAAGATGTAAAATTCTGCCCAAGTGATAAATTTGCCGATGAAAAAGGCAACTGGAATAACTACCGCACAAGTAATGTGCGTGGAATTCTATCTGATATGGCGAACGCTGTTTTCGAGAGAAAAAGTCTGCTGTTACACACAGTTGACCTTGTTGCAGACAACGGAGACCGCTCCTATGGTGCTGTGGCAGACCCCGTTTTCATCATCACCTGCGATGAGTACCGCAAGTACCGTGACTACATCCCGCACTACGGCAATTGGATTTGGACTGCCACACCGTTGTATTGCGGCGACAAGGCTTTCGCCACGGGCATCGCGGACTACGTTTGCTGTGTGTACACGAAGGGTCGTCTGAACATCAACGCTGCGGACCTCGGTCTTGCTGTCGCCCCGGCTTGTATTCTCGATCCGAAATCGCTCAATCTGCGCCAGAACATGGCATATGTAGAAGAGGTAGCAGAATGAGCACCATTTTAAGACATAAATATGTCACGACCAGAAAACCGCACATTTGTTTTGGCTGTGGTAGAAACATTTTGTCACCTGCAAGAATGGCATCGATGGCCTACGCAGACGGCGGAACTGCTGAGTCTTATTGTTTGTGCAAGACTTGCGACGCAATCACTTCACGCATGGATAGCTATGACGAATACGGCTTTGGAGAATTACGCGAAGAAGCGTTAAAAATGGAAAGGGAGTCATACCAATGCGGCTGATTGATGCAGATGAATTAAAGAAACGCACCGTGAAGGTGGGTTTTCCCGACGCGCCGGAATGCGGCGAGTTTGATGCGGTTGTAGTTTACGAAATTGATATCATGCCAACCATCGACCCCGAATCCCTGCGATCTACGGCGCATGAGGTATCAGAATGACACAACTTCAAGAAGCAATCCGCAATAAAATCACGACATACAGCGAGGATGAATAAATGGCAATCAGTAAAAAGACCCGCGTTGCGGTGTACAAAAAATTTGACGGCCATTGCGCTTACTGTGGCCACCACATTGCCTACAATGATATGCAGGTAGACCACTTCAAGCCGCAGAGGGCGTGGAACCCAGAGGATTCCGGCACAGATGACATTGAAAACCTTATGCCGTCCTGCCGCATGTGCAATCACTACAAGCGCGCCCACGACCTTGAAACATTCAGACAGTATATTGCAGAGATCCCGCGAAAGCTGCAAGAGAACTACATTTACAAGGTCGGCGTCGTTTACGGCAATGTGCTGGAAAATCCGAAAGCGATCAAATTCTATTTTGAGAAAGTGAGAGATAACCATGCGAGTGATTGATGCAGATGAATTAAAGAAACGCACCGTGAAGGTGGGTTTTCCCGACGCGCCGGAATGCGGCGAGTTTGATGCGGTTGTAGTTTACGAAATTGATATCATGCCAACCATCGACCCCGAATCCCTGCGATCTACGGCGCATGAGGTATCAGAATGACACAACTACAAGAAGCAATCCGCGATAAAATCACGAAATACAGCGATGCCTGCGGCATGTGTACGGACATAACAAAAGAGTGCGATGCGTGTGACGTTGAAGGTATACTTGAAGACCTGAATGAGTTGCAGAAATTGGCAGACAACCCGGACGCGATACGGCCTACAGCGCATTGGATAAAACGAGGATATGTTTGCGGAGAAAACGAATACGAGTGTTCCGCTTGTCACGAGACAGAGTGGAGAACAAGCGCAAGCCGTATGAAGTATTGTATGTTCTGCGGTGCAAGGATGGTGAACACAGATGAAAAACATTGTACTTGATGGAGATAGGATTGCTGAAGCTATCCAAAAGGCAAAAGATAAAATGATAAATGGAGAATATGACAACAATGATTTGATTTTGCGCGGCGATGCGTTAAAAGCAATCAGACAGAGGTGCATTAGCGAGCATTTGCCTTTTAAATCAAATACACCAGTTGGCGCGCGGGTTCTTGATGCTCTTGCTGCTGTATATCAGGTTAAACCATATAAAGAGGAGTATAAAACGATCGTTTGGCACGATGCACAGAATGACCCGCCCAAAGAAAACGGAGAATACCTGTGTTACTACGAATACTTCCGTTATGGCAACTACTACTGCATGTACCGTACAATTGATCGTGGACATTTTTTCAATGGTCAATGGGGCGGTGAGCCTACGCGTGGAACTAGCACAAAAGTCCTCAAATGGACAGAACTGCCGCTCCCCGAATCCACGGAGGTGACCCCATGACAAAACAGTAACTAGTTGATGAATACGCCCGCGAACATCTTTGCGCGACATGCGAGTGGAAGAATGGCAATATTTGCACGCTGCCGCGCTGCATGAAACTGGAAGAAAGGAGCAAGAATGAGAGAAAGACCGCTCAACCTAGATGAATATGAAATTTCAAAAGAAAGATACCTTGAATTAAAGCACTTTTGCAAAAGATACGCTGAAATGCGGTTGGAAATTGCTAGTGCAAGAGGGCTTGATGCTGTTTCAAATGACGGGTTGCCGCACGGAAACGGAAAGTCAGACCCAACAGCTAGAAAGGCGGACAGAGCGCTAAAGTTAAGCACAGATGTCCGAATCATTGAGGACGCGGCAAGAGAAGCAGACCCTTTAAACTGGTGTGCTCTGTTGAAAAACGTAACAGAGGGAACGGCTTACGAATACCAGCCTGTGTATTGCGGCAGACGGCAGTTTTACGAAAGCAGAAGAAAATTTTTCTGGCTTTTGGACAAGAAAAAAGGGTAACTGTGGGGACGTTGTCAAGTGGTAACATAGATATGCTGGATGATGTAGGAACGGGACAGCCTACGACATTGCTAAAACCTCTTTTCTTTACCATTTCAATTCTCCTATTCTCATAGCTGGCAGCCGGGAAAGACCGGCATTTTATATGCTGCATAGCCGACCAAACACCGGATTGTTATCCATACAAGATTTAGACAAGTATTTGGTAGGGGCGCCGCGCACGACGTGGCAAAGGTGCAAGACCTATGTGCAGTACCAAGGCCGATGATACGGGCAAAGGTAGCAGGGCCGGACGCGGCAAATGTGTTCCCCGTTAGGCAACCGCCATGCGCCTACTGACAGTGCGTAACATGTGGCGGATTCTGCAATACAGGGTGGCTCTCTGCCGTGGAAGTCGGCCAACTTTAGCTGAAACATTGCTATGGATTGCCAAGCCAAACAGGTTCATGCCGATATGCCCCGCTAAAGAAACTTGCAGGGCAGAGCGCATGAGCCTTATATGCCAACATAGCTTAACTGGTAAAGCCGGGCCTCATGACAGCATAGCTGCTGGTTTAGTTGCGGGTTCAAATCCTGCTGTTGGCGAATGCTGGGTCGCTCCCACCGGTGAAAGTCCGGCGCAGGCAAAACGCGATAGATAACCTGAACGCTGTAAGCAAAGCGGCAAGCCGATCAGGAGCGCGGCGCGATGGCAGACCGCAACGGGACTTTGTGAGCCTGAAAAAGTCTGCCCGGCATCTGCTTGTGCGGACTCCGTTACTGACGCAGTTACGCATCGCCGAGACCCATTACATCAAAGCAGAGACCGCGAATCCGCACGCGGAGATAAATGCAGCGGATGAAAAAAGCGTTGCGGACTTGCTATCTGCAACGGGTGAGACCGGCACAGCATAAACCGGTAGGGCGGGAACGCGCTTTCCTCCGGCGCAAAGGGGTTTGTGGGGATATAAGCCTACACAAATTGTGTGGGCTTTTTGTGTTGTAAAGCGAGGTGATAAAGTGGCATCAAGAAAAAATCCGGTGGGCGCACCACCTAAATACAGAAGCGTAAAGGCAATGCAAGAAAAGATTGATGCCTACTTTGAAGCCTGCAAAGGGAAGCCGTTCTTAGACGATAACGGCGACCCGATGCGAAATAAAAACGGCTATATCATCTATGATGATAAAAAGCCGCCTACTGTGACGGGATTGGCGCTTGCGCTTGGTTTTGCATCAAGGCAGGCGCTTTTGAATTATCAAAACAAACCAGAGTTCAATGACACGATTACGCGTGCAAAGGCCCGTTGCGAACAGTACGCAGAAGAAAGATTGTACGACAAAGACGGCTCCGGCGGCGCACAGTTCAGTTTGCGGGCAAATTTTGGATGGGATGACAAACCGAAGCAAGAGAGCGCGGGAACGGTGAATATTATTTATGATGTGCCAAGAGAATAAACATATCAAGGATATTATTTCGCCAGCATTTTATAAGCCGTTCTGGGATATTGAAGATGGTAAAGTTCAAGAGTTTGTGGCAAAAGGCGGACGTGGCAGCACAAAGTCAAGCTTCATTGGCGTTGAAGTCATTTTGCAGCTGAGAGCACATCCGCAATGCCATGCAGCAGTGTTCCGCAAAATCGGCAACACACTGCGCACAAGCGTTTATGCGCAGATTGTCTGGGCAATCAATGAGCTTGGTTTGCACGATCGTTTTCGTTGCACGGTCTCCCCTATGGAATGCACCTATTTGCCAACTGGACAAAAGGTGCTTTTTTTCGGCGTTGATGACCCCGGAAAGGTAAAGTCAATCAAAGTGCCGTTTGGTTATATCGGCATCTGCTGGTTTGAAGAACTAGACCAGTTTGACGGTGAAGAGCAAATCCGAAACGTAGAGCAATCCTGCCTGCGCGGAGGTGACTGGTTCATTACGTTCAAGAGTTTTAACCCGCCAGCAATGGCGCGGAATTGGGCAAACGGGTACGCTCTGAAAGCCCGCAACGGAAAGCTGATACATCATTCCACCTATAAAACAACGCCAACGGAATGGCTCGGCGAGCGGTTTCTGGCCGATGCTGAATATTTGCAGCGCACAAACGAAACAGCATACCGGCATGAGTATCTTGGCGAGGTTGTCGGCAGCGGAACGGCAGTATTTGAGAATCTGCGCATTGAGAAAATCACCGATGAACAGATTGCCAGCTTTGACCGCATCAAGCGCGGCGTGGACTGGGGCTGGTATCCTGACCCTTGGGCATACAATGCTATGCACTATGACGCGGCGCGGCGCACGCTGTACATCTTTGATGAGCTGACACGGCGCAGAACAAGCAATAGGGACACTGCGCAACTGCTGCTGGACAGAGGGCTTACGCGCGAGGACAAAATCTGCGCGGATAGTGCCGAGCCGAAATCCATCGCCGACTATAACAAGTACGGCGTGAAAACATTCCCTGCCCGAAAAGGACCGAAATCGGTTCGCTATGGAACAAAGTGGTTGCAAATGCTGGAAGCGATTGTCATTGATCCAGAACGATGCCCGGACACAGCAAAGGAATTCAGCGAGTACGAGTACGAGCGAGACAGCAAGACGGGGGAAGTGCTGGAAGGCTACCCGGATTTGAACAACCATCACATTGACGCAGTGCGTTATGGGATGGAAAGCACAGCGAACAAAGCCGGAGACAATACGGCAATGAAGTATCAAAGCATTTACAGATAGGCGGTGAGGGAAAATCAGAACATATCAAGACTTTGTGGCGGTCGGTGAAGATGAACGTTCCCGCATGGGGTTTGTGTTTGACACAATCAACGATTTTAAAGGCCAGAAAAAGACGCGGGACATGCTGGACGCAAAGCTGTACTATTGGGGCGAAAATCCCACAATCAACCGCTATGAAAAGATGGTGTACGATCTTGAGGGGAAAGCACATCCCGATATGTACACAGCCAATCATAAGATTGCCAGCAAGTTTTTTGGTTTTGTTGTAGACCAGGAAGTTTCTTACCTCCTGGGCAACGGCGTTGCGTTTAACAAGGATGCCACAAAAAAAGCGCTTGGCGCCACGTTTGATGAAGATATTATGGATGCTGCCCGCCATGCGTTGATTGGTGGGCAGTCTTTCGTATTTTGGAATCTTGACCATATTCAGGTGTTCGCGCCGGAGCAGTTTGTGCCGCTATACGATGAAGAGGACGGCGCACTAAAAGCCGGAATCCGGTTTTGGCAGATTGACACGGACAAGCCGCTGCGGGCAACTCTGTACGAGATGGACGGTTACACTAACTACATCAAGCCGCGCAACGGTGAAGCGCGCAGGTTAAACTTAAACGGAAAACTGCCGTACAAGTTGAAAGTTCGGTACTCGGAGATTGACGGCACAGAAATATATGACGGCGAGAATTATCCCGGATTTCCCATTATCCCGCTGAAAAACGGTGAACAAGCAAGAAGCGAACTTTGCGGCAGGAAAAACACCGTTGACGCGCTCGACCTTGCCAGCAGCAACATGGTAAACAATGTGGATGAGGGCAATCTTATCTATTGGGTGCTGACAAACTGCGGCGGCATGGATGAAATTGATGATGCAAAGTTTGTGGAGCGACTTAAAACCACCCACGTTGCCCATGCAGATGGTGACGAAGGCGCGAAAGCAACACCGCAAAGTATTGAAGCGCCGTTTCAGGGCACGCAAGCCACCATTGACATGCTGACCAAAAAACTGTACACGGATTTCCAGGCGTTTGACGCATCTGCCGTAAGCGCCGGAAACCAGACAGCAACAGCTATTAAGGCAAGCTATGTTCCGCTAGATTTGAAAACAGACAAATTTGAGAGCTGGGTCTCGCGCTGCATCAAGGGCATTCTGGCAATTGCTGGGCTTGATGATGAACCAACTTACACGCGCAACCAGATTATCAATAAACAAGAAGAAGCGCAGACCGTGATGCTGGGTGCGGAATACTACGATGATGAATACATCACCAAAAAGCTGCTGACCATCCTCGGCGACGCAGACCAGTTTGAAGACTTGATGCGCCGCAAGGCTGCCGAGGAGCTAGACCGTACAATTACCAACCAGCCGCCTAACGAGCCACAAAACCAGCCGGGAGAGGGAATAAACGGCGATGGCGAGACCTGATTACGCCCACAAAATGACAGATGCCGAGCTTGTAAAGCTGGAACAGCGCATCGCAAAGCTGTACAAAGAAGCTGCTGACGAACTGACCGACACGGTGAAAGCCTATTTTGAGCAGTTCGAGAAGCGTGATGCAGCCATGAAAGAAAAGCTCGATGCAGGCAAAATCACAGAGCAGCAGTACAAGCAATGGCGGCTTGCGCAGATAGGGCGAGGCAAGCGTTTTACGGCGCTGCGGGACAAGGTGGCAGAAAGATACACCAACGCCAACGAAACGGCTGTAGCCTATGTCAATGACGCCACGCCGGGCATTTACACGCTCAATCGCAACTATGCCGCATACAAGATTGAGCAGGTTTCCGACAAAGCAGATTTTACGCTGTGGGATGAGCAGACAGTCAAGCGGCTGGCGGTGGAACAGCCGGATTTGATGCCCTATTACCCAAAAGACCGTGCGCTGAAGCGTGGTATAGATCTTGCGTATGGCAAACAGCAGATTACTGCCAACGTGACAAGCGGCATCTTGCAGGGCAAGAGCATTTACCGGCTGGCAGATGACTTGCAAAAAAGCATCCGCGATATGAACCGCACAAGCGCTGTAAGAACGGCGCGGACAGCGGTTACAGGGGCGCAGAACGCCGGAAGAATGGACGCATACACAGCAGCCGAGAAGATGGGTATACACGTGCGGAAACAATGGCTTGCAACGCTGGATAACCGCACCAGACACGCGCACGCGATGCTGGACGGCCAGACAGTTGACAATGACAAGCCGTTCAAAGTGGACGGCTATGAGATTATGTTCCCCGGCGATGCAAGCGCACCGGGCTATTTGGTGTATAACTGCCGATGTACTCTAATTGCAGCGCTTGACGATGTGCCAAAAATCCCGAACCCGCTGCGCCGTGCACGCGACCCGGAAACGGGAAAGAGCATACTTGTATCAGATATGACCTATGCGCAGTGGGAAAGCTGGAAGGAAGGAGCTGCGCAGAACGCTGGAAAGATTAAAAAATGAAAATCATCTTTGACGACCACAGCGACGAGGTGCTTTCAGCCCTTGACGCTTCCCTTGCACGCGGGCTGGAAAAATGCGGGCTTGTGGCAGAGGGGTACGCTAAAAAGCTATGCCCCGTCGACACAGGCAACCTGCACAACAGCATTACTCATACAGTAGCAGACAACGGCGAACGGGCTGCCTACGTGGGCACAAACAGCGAATACGGCGTGTATGTTGAGTGCGGTACTGGTATTTACTATCCGGGTGGCAGACAAACGCCGTGGGTGTACCAAGATGCAAAAGGCGATTGGCATTTGACGCACGGCCAACGGGCAAAGCCTTTTATCAAGCCTGCCGTTGCCGAGCACGGCGAACAGTACAAAAGAATCATCGAAGCAGAGCTGAAAGGCAAATAAGCCTCTCGGCTCTTTTTATTAGCATCTACTGCACTTGCGGCAGGTGCTATTTTTATCCGCAAAAACAGCGAAGAACTGCTGTTTTGAATAAATGCTAATGCCGAAGGACCGGCACCGAAGAAAAGGAGCAAAACAACATGGCAATTACCCGCAAGCTGCTTAAAGGTATGGGGCTGACCGAAGAGCAGCAGGACACCATTATTGAAGCCCACACTGACACCGTAAACGGTTTGAAAGCGGACGTTGACCGCTATAAAGCCGATGCGGAAAAGCTGCCCGGCGTTCAAAAGGAACTGGACGACCTGAAAGGAAAGGGCGATGACGGTTACAAGGAAAAGTATGAATCCGAGCACAAGGCTTTTGAGGATTACAAAACAAGCGTGGCCGCCGAAAAGACTACCGCTGCCAAAGAAAAGGCATTGGAGACCGCCCTGAAAAAAGTCGGCATTGCCGACAAACGCTTGCAGTCTGTTGCCAGACTTTGCAAAGGCGATGGCCTGCTGGACAAGCTGGAACTGGACGAAAAAGGCGCTATCAAGGATTCTGACAAGCTGGAAACCAGCCTGAAAGAATCTTACAGCGACTACATCGTTACTACCAGCACGCAGGGCGCAAACACACCGAACCCGCCCGCCAACGGCGGCGGCGCAAAACTTTCGATGGCTGACATCTACAAAAAGGACGAAAGAGGTCATTATGTGCTGGACTATGAATCCCGCTTGAAGGCCATCGAAGAAAACCTGAACAACACTACCGAATGAAAGGAGCCTAAATATGGCTGCAACTAAACTTGAAACTCTGACCACCCCCCGCGATTCTCTGCCGAACGTTTATACCGGCGTGACCGCTCGCGAGGTTGATTTCGTGACCCGTTTCTCAGACAACTGGGAGGCTCTGGAGCAGATTCTGGGCGTGATGCGTCCCATCCGCAAAGCCCCCGGCACTTCTCTGATTTCCTACACCGCCAGCGTCGAACTGGAAAATGGCAATGTTGCCCCCGGCGCAGTTATCCCTTACAGCAAGGCCACCATCACGCAGAGCGCGAAGGAAGACCTGACCATCGAGAAGTATGCAAAGGCAGTTCCTGTTGAGGACGTGTCCAAGTACGGCGCTGCAATCGCTGTGCAGAAATCCGACGATGCTTTTCTCACCAAGCTGCAGAACGCCGTCCTGTCCAAGTTCTACACCTTCCTCAACACCGGCTCTCTGACTGGAACTGCCGATTCTTGGCAGGCCGGCCTTGCAAAGGCGCAGGGAGAAGTGCTAAATAAGTTTGCCAAGATGCAGAAGGATGTGACCGAAGTCGTAGGCTTTGCCAACATTTTGGATGCTTATGACTATCTGGGTACTGCAAACATTACCGTTCAGAACGCTTTCGGTCTGACCTACATCAAAAATTTCATGGGCTATAGCACCCTGTTTCTGCTGCCTGAGACCCAGATTGCGCGCAACAAGATTATCGCCACCCCGGTTGAGAACATCGACCTGTACTACATTGACCCCGGTGATAGCGAGTTCGCTCGTCTGGGTCTGTCCTACACCGTCAAGGGCGAAACCAATCTGATTGGTTTCCACGCACAGGGCAACTACGGTACGGCAGTCGGCGAGAGCTTTGCCCTTATGGGTATGGCTCTGTGGGCTGAGTATCTTGACGGAATTGCTGTCATTACCGTGCAGCCCGCAACGCAGGCAGCCGTGAACACCAAGAAAGAGGTTAAGTAATAGGAGGCAGCACAATGCTTGAGGAATTGATGAGGGAATGTCGAAATTACTTCTTGATTCCCGGCGGCGTCCACCCGGACACGTACACCATCAAGGACGGCAGCATTGCGCTGCCTTTTCTTGTTTATGGGCAATATTTCCGCATCGTTGGCAGCGTTTTCAACGACGGCGTTTACGAGTATGGCAACGTTTATCTGCAGGACGAAACATTTGAGGGAACTATCTGGGCTTTAAGTGTTCCGCCTGCATTTATAAAGCTTTCCGAAGAAATCAAAAGCTGGCGCGACCAGTACGAGAACGTCGCAAACAGCCCATTTCAAAGTGAGAGCTTTGCGGGATATAGTTACACCAAATCGAGCGCGAACGGCAATTCTGGCGGCTCTGTGACGGGCTGGCAGGGTGTGTTTGCGTCCAGGCTGAACAAATGGAGAAAGCTATGAGCCTTTTAGATGATTTTTCGCGCAGCTGCATCATTATGGACAAACTGACAAAGCCTGACGGCGAGGGCGGCTATTCTACCGAGTGGCGCGAGGGCGCAGAGTTTTCAAATTACGTCGCATTTGACAGCAGCCTTGAAGCACGGCAGGCTGAAGCGCAGGGTGTTACCAGCGTGTATACCGGCATTGTGCGGAAAGACGTGCCCATTGAGTACGGCAGCGTGTATAAGGACGTGACGACCGGGGCATATTTCCGGATCACGAGCCGCCCGAAAGAAAAGCAAGCCCCGGCAAGCGCTTCCCCGATGCTGAACGGTCTAAAAAGTTTTACGGCTGAAAGATTGTGGGAGGGATTGCCGACATGACAAAGGGCGCTGCATTACAGCAGTTTTTCGGCCAATTTATGACCGCATACGCCAGCAACGCCGTTCCGGATGACGCTGTACTCCCCTACTTGACCTATGATGCTGTGTTTGACGCATGGGGCGGCGGTGCGGTATCGCTGACGGTAAACATGTGGTTCCATACCACGAGCGAAGCGGTGCCCAATGCAAAGGCGCTTGAGCTTTCGGACGCGCTGGGCATTGGCGGCGTGACGCTGCCGGTAGATGGCGGCTTGATTTGGTTAAAACGCGGCTCCCCGTTCTGCCAATCGCTGGCAGACGACACAGACAAAAACCTAAAACGGCGGTATGTCAACGTTACCGCCGAATTTTTATGCCTAAATTGAGGTGAAAGCATGAAATTTACTCGTATTCCCGAATCTGCGTTTAAGGAACTTGTTTTGAACGCAGGCTATCTTGCAACTACGTTCGACCCGGCTGCCGGTACTGCGCCGGAAGAAAGTGCACTGCTGGGCGCTACGACCGGCGGCATCAACTTTACGGCTGTGCCGAGCTTTACCGACTTTGGTGAGGACATCGACAACTGCCCAAAGAACATGAAAGAGCTGAAGCAGATTGAATCCTGGGAAGTCAAGTGCAGTGGCACTTATGTTTCGGCATCGGCAGAGAATGCCAAGAGCATGCTTGGCGCTGCGGATGTTACGACCACTTCTAAGGTGTCCAAAATCACGCCGCGCAACGACCTGAAAGACAGCGACTTTACCGATTTGTGGCTGCTTTGCGATTATTCGGACAAGCACGGCACTACGAATGGCGGTTTCTGCGCTATTCATATGCTGAATACGCTTTCCACTGGCGGTTTCAGCTTGCAGACGGGCGACAAAGAAAAAGGTCAGATGAGTTTTGAATATACCGCGCACTACTCTATTACCGCGCAGGACACTGTTCCGTGTGAGGTGTATATCAAGGCTGGAGAGGATGAAGCGGTATGAAACTGTTTTCTCAGTTAAGCACAGACGAAGCTGGCGAGGTTGCGCTGCGAATTGCAACGCCCATCACAAATCTGATTGAGGACGAAAACCTTGTTGCGGAAGTTCAGAAAACCATGCCGAAAGGCGACACTACCTTTATTGCAATGAAGCGTTTCGGTCTTGCAAAAATCGTAAGCCTGCTCAACATTGCAATTAAGCAGCACCGTACCGACGTTTACGAGATTTTGTCCCCTTTTAATGGGCTGACGGCAGAGGAAATCGGCAAGCAAAACTTTCTTGTGACCTGCAAGCAGGTTTATGATTTGCTGCACGACAAGGAATTTGTCGATTTTTTCAAATTGTTTCTCGATGGCGGGCAGAACAAGTAATTCCTGTTCTGCTTAAAATGCCGAAACTGGGCGCAAAGGCGCTTGTGTCGGCGCTGCCTTATGCCCTGAAAACAGAATTTGAAGAAATGCAATACAAGGTGTACATGACAGACAGCGCGTTGAGTATTGTAATGGCTCTAACAGGGGCAAAGGATATGCCAGCGAGATACATTGATATTATCCGCCCGCCAAAGGTCGACAACAGAACGCCAGAACAGGTACAAGCGGAATTTAAGGAATTTGCAGCGCGGCACGGCTTGAAAATTCCAAAATAAAATGCCGCCCGAATGGGCGGCATCCATCAGAAACAGTTTTTTACAATGGCTTTGTAAATCGGCTCGTCAACTTCAAGCATAAACCGCTTGCCGCTGTAACGCCATTGCGGGTCATCTATAAGTTGGATAACCACTTGATAAATTCCTTTTTGCTTGGCTGTCATTGCTCCGGCAACCATACCGGCACCGCCGAACAAGGCGCCGCCAACCATACCGCGCATAACGCCGGATGCCATTGACTTGTTGTGACTTTCGTCAACAACCGAGTAGCCTGCAACGGTGCGGCTGTTGAGTTCAAGGTTCGACATACCGCCGACATCCATCGACACAGTGCCAAAGGAAAGTGAAACCTTCTTGCCGACAAAATCGCCTGCAATAACTGCATTTTTTGCTTTTGCCATAAAAAACACCTCCTGCAGATAGAATACAATACTGAATTAAAAAATTCAAGAAGGGAGTGATAAATTGGACGTTTTTAATCTATATGCCAAACTGAGCCTAAACACAAGCGAATATGAAAAAGGCGTAGAAAAGGCAAAGGGCGGGGCTTCTTCTCTGATGGACGTGTTTTCTGGTACTGTGCTGGGAAACGTTGTCACCGACGGTCTGCGCAATATCGCAAACGGATTTGTTACAATCGGCAAAGTGGCGACCGGCGCGGCAATTTCAATCGGCAAGGCATCGCTGGATAGCTACGGCGAGTACGAGCAGCTTGTAGGCGGCGTGGAAACGCTGTACAAGAGCAGCGCGAAAGTCGTTGAACAGTATGCGAAACGAGCTTTTGAAAATGTAGGTATGTCTGCAAACGACTATATGGAAACATCAACGTCGTTTGCAGCATCGCTTGTGTCCAGCCTTGCGGGCGATACAGATGCAGCGGCGGAAATGTCGAATATGGCAATATCCGATATGGCAGACAACTGGAACAAAATGGGTTCCTCTGTCCAGAGCGTCCAAGACGCTTACCGCGGATTCTCAAAGCAGAATTACACGATGCTGGACAACTTGAAAATCGGCTATGGCGGCACGAAAACGGAAATGCAACGACTTCTTGCCGACGCAGACGCATTGAACGCAAAGCAGGGCATCTACACAAAATACAGCATTGACAGCTTTTCGGACATTGTGCAAGCCATTCACGTTGTGCAAACGGAAATGGGCATCACAGGCACAACGGCAGACGAAGCAGCGTCAACGATTCAAGGCAGTACCGCGTCAATGAGAAGTGCGTGGGAAAATTTGCTTACGGGAATTGCTGACCCGGAACAGAACTTTCAAAGGCTGATGGATGATTTTGTAAATAGTTTTGTAACGGCTGGCAACAATATTATTCCGCGAATAAAGCAAATTGTACCTACTTTGATTGACGGATTGAGCGAAATTGTAACACAGCTTGCGCCTTATGTAAGCAGCGTAATAATGGAGCTGGAGCCGACCATTGAGGAAGGCTTGCAGGCGCTTTTTGGCGGTCTAAGCAGTGTAGCAAGCGAATTGCAGCCCATTGTTGCCGATGTATTCTCTTTTTTGGGCGATGCGATTGTTTCCGGGCTTACAACTGCTGTGGAAAACTCCGACTTTTCGTTCCTGCTTGATATTTTTGAGAATGTTAAGCAGGCAGTCGAAGGAGTTGTTCCGTTAATTGAAAAAATTGCTCCTGCACTTGTAACGGTGGGCGCAGCTGCTAAGGGCTGGGAAATCGGCAAAAAGATACAGCCCATTGTAACAGGGTTTGACGAAGCGAAAGTCGCCGTATCCTTGTTCAGTATGGGGCTTTCGGACGCCGAAATCGCGCAAGGGGCGCTCAACGGAACATTAAAAGCCTCCGAGGTTCTAGCAGGATTGCTTACAGGCAAGATTTCGTTAATGACACTTGCACAGACGGCGGCGGCAAAGGCACAAGCTGCATTCAATGCGGTTTTAGCGGCGAATCCTATTGCGCTGGTTGTTGTCGCAATAGGCGCTCTGATTGGTATACTCGCTGTTCTGTATGCGAAAAACGAGGGCTTCCGTAACAAGGTAAATGCCGCATGGGAATCCGTTTCTGAAAAAGTTCAAGGCGTTGTTGACTTTTTAATGCCTTATATTGCTGATGCAATGGATTCCATTAAGAATGTCGTTGAAAAAGTTGTTGAATCGCTTGTTCCGGTTGCTGAAAGCATTGGGCAAGCCTTTTCCGCTGCGTGGGATTTGGCAAAAACCGTGTGGAGTTGGGCAAGCGCATTCTTTCAGGCTATCTTTCAGGCAATTGTGGTTATCTTTGCGCCGTTTGCACCGATTATCAGCGGATTCTTCCAGGGCGCGTGGATCATTATTCAAAGCATCTGGAATGTTGCGGTAAGCTTTTTCCAGACTGTGTTTAATTTGATTACCGGCGTGTTCTCTACGATTGACGCTGTGTTGTCTGGTGACTTTCAGAGCGCATGGGAGTCGATTCAAGGCATCTTTGAAGGTGCGTTTGACTTTTTCTCTACGGTCGGTCAAAACGTTGTAGAGGGCATCAAGGGTGGCATTGCGGCTGTTTGGGGCGGTCTTGTCAGCTTCGTGCAGGGCTTGTGGGATGGCATCAAGAGCATTTTTGTCATCAATGCAAGTGATGTAAAAAACAACACGGGCGTTAATGGCAGCCATGCAGGCGGCATGGATTATGTCCCCTATAACAACTACGTTGCAAATCTGCATCGCGGTGAGATGGTGCTGACAGCCGATGAAGCGGACAACTACAGACGCGGTAAGGGCAGCAGCAACGGCTTTAACCTGACGCAAAATATTTACGCGGCAAAGCAGACGCCGGTTGAACTGGCAGCAAGTACAGCAGCGTATTTTCAGCGGGCGAGGTGGGCGATATGAGTTTTTTAAGCAAGACTTTTAAATACGTCAACTCGCTGGGGCAGTCTATCGTGTTTGACTATGAGCACGGTTATCTTATCAGTAAGCCGGATGGCATTGATACAATTTCGGTCACTGCCAACACGGCGCAGGGCATCGGTCAAGTAGGCGCTACGGTGCAATCCAAGGCCATTCAGACGCGGCCTATTACCATCAATGGCAGAGTTATAGGCAATGACGCGCAAGCGCTGAAAGATGCGCTTATGACCGTTGTACGGACTGACCTGACCGGGGTGTTATATGCAGGAGACTGGCACATAGACGTTATTGTAACGGCATCGCCTACCATTGGCGCGTCAAAACGCGGTGCGCCGTTTCAGCTTGGCTTGCTTGCCCCCTACCCGTATTGGGAAAGTGGCGAACGAAAAGCAATGCAGCTGCGCGGCGTGCAAAAAGGTTTTAAATTCCCATGGAATATCAGCAAAACGTATTATTTCGGCAAAGTCATTGTGCTGAAATACATTGTTTTGCAGAATTTCGGGCAGTTTGATGTGCCGTTTATTCTGGAAATCAATTGCGTTGGCGAGACGGCAACAAACGTAGGCATTGAAAACATGCTGACAGGTGAAGTGCTGCGGCTGGAAAAAACGCTTGTGGAAGATGAGCGTGTCGTTATCAAGACATCGCACGGGAAAACAACGGTCACAAGCTCTAAGGACGGTGACTGCCGGGGTGCACTTACGCTTGAAAGTACACTGTACAGAATCCATACGGGCGATAATGCGTGGAAACCTACTGCGGACAGTGGGCTTGAAAACGTTGAGATGAGTGTTTCGTTTGCGGAAGAAAGTGCGGGTGTAACGGTAATATGAGATTAGAGCTGTTCTCCCCCGACCTTAGCAACCGACACGAAATCACGCACGCGATCAGCAGCGAATTCAGCGACTACTATAACGATGTGGGAAAATTTACGGTAGTTTTGCCGATGGATGAGTACAACATCGGGATAGTGGAACTGGATGCTGTTTTGTACATTGTAGAGCGAAGACTTGCGTATACGGTGGAAGAAATACAGTTCGATTGCGATAACAGCGAAATCACGTTGAACGGGTACAGCCTGAACAACAAACTGAACCGGCGTGTTATTGCGGCAACCGCCAGCATTGCCAACGTGGAAACGGATGTGTACAGCGTTATTACTGCCAACCTGCGCGGGCTGCCTGTACTGCTGGCAGAGAAAAAAGGCTTGACAGAAACCGTGAAAGCAACAGAGGTGTACGGGGATGAACTGTTAAACTGCATACAGCCGATTTTGACAGATGCCGAGATTGGGAACCGGATGGTTTTGGACTACAGAGCCAAAACGGAAACGTTTGAATTGTATAAGGGCGTTGACCGCACAGAGGGATTAAACGCGGTCCTGTTTGTGCAGGAACGCGGAACTGCGCCCGGGCTAGTAGTTGACAAGGATATTTCTGAATACAAAAATGTGTGCTACTGTGAAGCGCAGTACAAAGACGGTACAAAGTTTGTGGTGCAGGCTGGCACGGCCATCGATGCGGAACGGCGCGAACTATGGGCGAGGTTCAGCGGAGACGCACAGCAAGATGGCGAGACAAACGCTGCGTTTCAGACGCGCGTTAAGCAGTATGCAGCGTTGCAGCTAGGTAGCCATTTGAACCGAAACGGATTTGACATTGACGCGGACGGCGATGAACTGGGCACGGCATATAATGTCGGAGATTTGGTTTGGTGCGTTTCTTTGCGGCTGGGTGTAAAGTACAAGGCAAGAATAACGGCGGCAAAGTATTCACAGGATGCAAACGGGTCGAGCGTCAAGCTGGTTATTGGCGACCCGATTTTAACAGTGTTGAGGTGAGACAGTGGCAGAAATTAAAAATTTCCCGAATAATGTTGACGAATACATCGGGGCACAAAATGTCATGAAGTGGCTGCACGGGCGTACAAGCGGCGTTTTTGGCGCGGATGGCAATTTAAGTGTTACTGCAAACGGCAATATGACGGTAAGGGTATCGGATGGTGTTGGTTGGCTTGCGAACGACAAAGCAGACGGTACGGTTTTTTGGAATGATACCAAAGAACAGACCGGCAGCGAGTTACAGCTGACAATCCCGCTGGCGAATGCTGTATCGCCGCGTATTGACCGTGTTGTTGTGAGTTGGGACACAGTAGACTATGCAGCAAAACCGCGCATTGAAGTGCTGAAAGGTATGGCAGCTTCTACACCTGTTGCACCGGCACTGACAAACAATAGTCTGTTGCGGCAGATTTCGCTTGCACAGATTGCAATTCCCGCGGCAGCAAGCAAAATCACGTCGGCCAATATTACCGATGAACGACTTGACAGCACAGTATGCGGGCTTGTGACTGACTGGGTAAGCGTTGATACCAAGGTAATGCAAGAACAATTTGCTGCTTTTCTTACCCAAATTAAAACCGAGCTGGATCAGCTGCATGCTGGAACGGCTACGATGATGCGATCGACCTACGACCCGCAGGGGCGGCAGACCGATATTTTCAAGGCAATCGACAAGGTCTCCAACATCTACTACGCCAGGCTTACGCTGAACGGGTGGACGGCTTGCAGCAGCGCCGACCAGGCCAAAGACCTACTGTACCAGCAGACGGCTACGCTGACCTGCGCGAACAGCCATGCGCCGGTGGTGACGGCTGCCAGCGAGTTTTTGTCCGGCATCGGCTACGACAAGACCGGGGTGCCCGCTACCGATGATGTGCTGAATGAAGTGCAGGACATTATCAACGACGGCGTGACGGTCACGGCGTACAATTCGGTGCTGGTTAAGGTGAAAGAAAAGCCCACCGCCGAGATCCGGGCGCGGTGGGTTATTCAAAGCTGATGGAGGTTTAGCATGAAACATTGTAAGAAATCTGCGGCATGTGCTGCGCGGGGTGGCTGCTGATGGGAGTAGCACCGAGGATTCCGGGAGGCGGGACATCTAAAAAAAGCACTGAACTGACAAATATTATTCCGGCAATGAGCTCTAATTCACAAAACGGTTATAAAGTTAGCATGAAGTCTTTAAGCGGAAATGATGCTAGCAGTGGAGCCGCCTGGTATATGTTTAAACACAATTATCGCGTTTATAACTTTGCTGAAGACGGATACAACGGAAACGGATGCCATTTTGGTTCTGGGAAAGATGGGCAGATTGAAATCGAATTGCCAGAACCGACGGCTGTTCATGCTGTTTTTGTTATTGGCCCTAATTATAGCAGTTACGGTGTGAATGGGCCAAAAAGTGCTGAACTTTATTTCTCGAATGATGGCACAAATTTCACCAAAGTTGATGATGCAGTGAATATCCGAAAAAATAGTTACGCACAGTTGCCGATGCTTGGCGATCAAATCAATATGTGCCTAAATCCTAGTAAACATAAATATTATCGCGTTGTCGTACACAGAGCTGACGAGTATGTTTGCGTAAATGCAGTTATACTATTCTAATTTGTATAACAAAAATTCAATAGAAGGGAGCTGAAAGATAAAAAAATGAAAATCTACGATGAAATCACCAACGAGGAGCTGACATCTCCCGACCTGTCAGCCGGTTATCTCTACACCGCCCGGCGGGTTGCCGAGCATGTGCCGGAGAGCCGGGAAGTGATGCAGGGCACTGTCACCGAGGACGATCCCAAAGGCCTTGAGCACATCATCTCCGGCTACGATGTGTACGAGGACTGCCAGTTCTACCACGCTTACACGGCAGAGGAACTGGCCGAGCGGGAAAAACCCACGCTGCAGGAACAGGTGGACGCCAACGCGGCGGCCATTTTGGAGCTGGCCCAGATGCTGGCCGGAGGTGAATGATATGGTACAGTTTTATATCTGCTGCATCAAGCGCGGGCTGATTACGCTGGACAAAGTGCCGGAGAAATGGCGTGAGGCCGTAAGGGCAGAGATGGAGGGAGCATGACGCATGAAGTAGTGCTGCAGGGGTACAACGTAAAGCCTGGCTCCCTGCAGCTTGGAACCTTTGACAGCTATGGCATTGAAAAAATCCACGTGACGGCAGATGATGAATGGGCGGGGCTGGAAATTCTGGCCGTATTCCACGCGCCGGGCGGGACTTCTACAAAGGTTGTTGTTGGGGCAGATGGTATGCTTGCCGTGCCGCCGGAAGCTACGGCGAAGCAGGCAGGCGGCGGCAGAATTGTTTTTGCCGGGCTTTCGGAAAACGTGCAGCGCATTACTGTGGACATGCGATACAGTACCAAGCCGCACTCTGACATCGAGGGAGACAACCCCGGCACGCCGACGCCGGATGTTGTGCAGCAGATTCTTGCCAACTCGAACAATGCCGTCAGTATCGCTACGGCGGCGCAGAACGCCGCTGAGAACGCCCGCCAAGCCGCTGAGGATGCGGCCAAAAAGGCGGGCGAGGGAGCGGGCGGCGCTGCTGCCAGTGCAGCGGCCGCCAAGAAGAGCGCCGAGGATGCGGCAGCATCCAGCGATAGCGCGGCGGGCAAGGCAGAGGAGTCCGCATCCTTCGCCAGTGCGGCTGCTGAGAATGCCAAAGCAGCTCAGACCGCACAGGGCAGCGCCGAAAATGCTGCTCAGACAGCCGCTGATGCAGCGGGTGTCGCTAGACAAGCTGCTGGCGAGGCCGGCAGTTCCGCTAAGGCTGCCAGCACCAGTGCTGGCGAGGCCGCACAGAGTGCAAAGGCGGCTGAAACTGCCAAGCAGAGAGCACAGGACGCAGCAAAAAAGGCGCTTGAAGCAAAAACGGGCTCGGAAAACGCCCTGCAAGATGCTGACGCAGCAAAAGATGCCGCAAGTGGCTATGCCGATGCTGCGGCAAAATCGGCCACAGCAGCAGCGACCAGTGAGAAAAATGCAGCAAAATCCGCGAACAGCGCTGCTGATAGCGCGGCGGCGGCTAAAAAGTGGGCGGCAGATGCCGACAGCACTGCCAACAGCATCAAGGATTCTATGGCACAAATTTCCGAGAACAAGGAGGCGGTTAGTAAGCTAAAGGAAGATACTGCTGCGCTGAAGAAGCGCCAGAATGTTCTTGTTGGCAGTGAGACAGGCAACCCGATAAGCTGCAATGACGCATATTCTGCCCCACTGTGTGGCCTGACCGTGTACGGCAAGAGTACACAGGATGGCACGCCGACTCCCGATGCGCCTGTTCCGATTGTGAGTGCGGGAGATGGTGGCAGTGTGGTTGTCAAGGTGAGTGATGGAAACGGCAAGGAGCAAACTCTCACCCTGCCCACGCCCAACGGCTTACCCGGCATCCCTGTCACCTCCGGCGGCAACTACACTGACCAAAACGGCCAGCAATGGGTGTGCGACGAGGTGGACTTGGAGAGAGGGGTGAGGGTGCAGATGGTAACAACAATGGTTTTTTCTGACAGCTCAGGTTTTGCCGCAAACTCGACCCCTAACGGCATACGTTTTCTACGTGCAGTTAAAAATTTAAAAATAACTGATACAGCTACTGCTGATGCAAATGCGTTTTGCTCCGCTTTAGCACTTGGAGCCAATGGTGGTACATGGCTTACACCTGATGTTTTTACGATCACCAAAACGGCCTTATACGTTAGATTTAAAAACATCACATCTCTGGGCGAGTTACAGCAATATCTGCAACAAACGCCTATGTCACTAACCGCAATTCTCGCCACCCCCATAGAAACTCCGCTATTCCCTGCCGAAATTGCCGCCTACAAAGCCCTCACAGCTTACGCGCCCGACACCGTGGTGCAAGCGAGCGACGGCGCTGGCATCAAGCTGGACTACCAGCGGGACGTGAATCTTGTCGTAAAAAATCTTGAGGACGCCATTGCGTCCATGACTACCACTTAAAGGAGATATACATTATGGCTATCAAAAGTAAAGCACGGCACGACCTGACCTTGCGCTCCATCAAGCGGGAAATCGCCGCCGGACGCGATGTGGCATACTGGTTGGACAAGGCGTACACTCATCTGGACAATGGCCTGCTGACGGAGGACGACATCACAGAAGTGGAGACTCTGGCACAGGCGTACTACGACGCTCTGGACGCTGAAACAATCCAGAACGACAATGTAACAGAAGCAGGTGAACCACATGAAAGTTTATGATGACAAGCTCATGGCGGAGCTTGAGGGAGTATGAGCGGCTGGTAATGGACAATGATGAGGTGATACCTTGACAGGAATTTTTAAAGGACGATTTCGGGTGCGGTACAACTACGCCCGATTTGGTTACACGCGGGGCGGCGGCAAGACGTGGCATGGCGGCATTGATCTGGAAGCGCTGGACGATGATACCATTTACATGCCAACCTACAAGGGCAAGAGCATTTCCGGCACGGTGACCCGGGCGCGGATTGTGACCGACAAAAACAATGCGACGTGGGAGTGGGGATATTACGTCTGTGTCCAGCTGGACGCAAACCAGACGCCGGATGCGGTCAACTACCTGTATTTCTGCCACTGCGCCAAGCTGTTGGTCAAGGCTGGGCAGAAAGTCAAGAGCGGCGATGCACTGGCCGTTATGGGCAACACCGGCAATGCCGCGTTGGCAGACCCGCCCTACAAGCACTGCCATTTCGAGGTGCGTGCCACTGCAACCGGCAAGGGACTTGACCCGACGGCGTATGCGGGCTGCCCGAATGAGGTAGGTACCTACGGCGACCAGCCTGCGCAGACAAGCGGTGAGGAAGTTCTGATTGATGTATCCCACCACCAGGGCACTATCGATTGGGCGAGTGTTCCCTACCGCGCCATTGTTCGCATCGGGTATCGCGGCTACGGCAGCGGAAAGCTGATGAAGGACGAGCAGTACGATGCCAACCTTGCAGGGGCGAAAGCGAACGCAAAGTTGTTCGGCTTTTACTTCTTCTCACAGGCCATCACGGTGGATGAGGCCCGGGAGGAGGCAGACTTCTGCGCAAGCCTTGCACCGACAGGCTACCCCTTGTTCTTCGACAGCGAATGGGGACACACAACCAAGACCGGCGTCCACGATGGCCGCGCCGACAACCTGACGAAAGACCAGCGCACGGCAATTGCAATGGCGTTCTGTGAGAGAGCCAAGACGCACGGATTCACGGCTGGCATTTACACCTTCACGGCGTTCGCAAGCGCAAACATCGACTACACCTATCTGTGTGAAGATTACATCGGATGGTTGGCCGACACGCGCACAAACTACGACAAGACGCTGCCGCGCTACATCCACCAGTACAGTCAGACCGAAAAGGGCGGCGTGCCGGGCATCACAGAGGTGGTTGATTTGAATCATCTGGTCAAGGGCCTGCCCGCAGCGGACAAGCCCGCAAACAAGCTGCAGGTCATCACGGTAGGCCCGGTGAGTCAGGGAGACGCAAATGCGATCTATCTGCTGTGCAAGGAACGTGGCCTGACGGACGCAGGGCTGTACAAATCTGAATGGGCGGAGGTGTGATGCCGATGCAGCACGTATTTTCGTTTACGATTGCGGAGGCCTGGGCGTTTTTGATTTATGCTGCGGGTGCTGCTGCTGGACTGTATGCCGGTGGCGTAGCTATCAGCAAAGTAATTACCGCAGTAAAAAAGCCAAAAACCGACCAGGACAAACGCATTACCAAGTTAGAAGCGCGGGTGAACGCTATGGAGGGCTTTTTGGAAAACGACAAATTGCGGCTTGACCGCATGGACGGGGGGCAGCACGTGACCATGCAGGCGCTGCTTGCCCTGCTTGACCACAACCTTGACGGGAACAACATTGACCAGATGCAGAAAGCAAAGGAAGCCTTGCAGAAGCATCTGATTGGCTGAAAGAAGGTGCATATCTATGGGCGATTTTTTGAAAAATCTGGCAGCGCTTATCAAGGTAAAAACCATTGTGACGCTGGTGGTAGTTGCGGTTTTTGCGGTGCTGGCATTGCAGAGCAAATTGCAGCCCGACACGGTCATGACCATTGTGACAATGGTCGTGGCCTTTTATTTTGGCACGCAGACCGAAAGCAAGAACAAGAAGGATGAGTAATCATGCCAAAGTTTGATTTTGTCGGCGGTTTGCTGACCGATGAAGAAACGGATGTTTTGCAGCTTCGGCGGCGCGGCTGGCGCAATGCGGATATTGCAGCAGAACTGAATTGCAGTGAGCGCACGGTAAAACGGCGCGTACACAGCATCAAAAACAAAATAGGCTGATTTAATGGGCGCGGCTGCTTTTGTGGCCGCGCCTTTTTTATTTTGTCCCAAAGACGGCACAATGTTGGCACTTTACTGGCCTACGTTGTGCCGTATTTTTTTGTACAATTAAGAAAAAAGGAGCGGTGCAGATGGCATATAGGCAAATCAACCTAAACCCAGAGCAAAAGCGCGTTGGCGATTGCACCGTCAGAGCCATTGCATCTGCAACGCATCTATCGTGGGAGGCTGTATATGCGGCGCTGGTGTTGGCAGGATTTGAACTGCATGATATGCCGTCTGCAAACTATGTCTGGGGCAGCTATCTGCGGCGATGCGGGTGGAAGCGTTCGACAATTCCGAACAGTTGCCCGGACTGTTACACAGTGGCGCAATTTGCAAAAGACCACCCGGACGGCACGTACATTTTGGCAATGGCTACGCATGTTGTGTGCGTGCAGAATGGGGATTGGCTGGATACATGGGACAGCGGAGATGAAGTGCCGCTGTACTACTGGCAGAAAGGATGATTGACTATGGCGTTTGGCGTACCGTATCAGCCCGGATTTGCGCCGGGATATTACCCGATGGGGCAGCCGTCCGCAATGCCAGACCAGCTGGCGCAGCTGCGGCAGAACTACCAGCAACCGCAGCAGTCCGCGCCTATCATCTGGGTGCAGGGTGAAGAGGGCGCGAAAGCCTACATGGTGGCGGCTGGAAACAGTGTGCTGCTGATGGACAGCGAAAACAGTGTGTTCTACATCAAGTCTACTGATGCAAGCGGGATGCCGCAACCACTACGAATATTTGACTACACAGAGCGCGGCAAACAGGCCGTAGAAAAGGTTGAAAGCAAAAACGATAAGTTTGTCACGCGGGAAGAGTTTGACGCTCTACGCGCCCGCTTTGACGCGCTGACGGCAGATAAGCCGGGAAAGGGTGATAACAATGCCAAATCCACTGTTTAATGCTCTGGGCGGCGGTAAGCTGCCCGGCCCGATGGGGCAGTTTCAGCAGATGATGCAGCAGTTTCAGCAATTTCGGCAGAATTTTCAGGGCGACCCGAAACAAGAGGTGCAGAAACTGCTGCAGTCCGGGAAGATGAGCCAGCAGCAGCTTAACCAGTTGCAGACGATGGCGCAGCAGTTTCAGGGGCTGTTATAATCCTTTTTTCTTGTGTGTTTTCCTGTTTAGCACTGGAGAATTATCTATTCTTTCTGCTTTTTCGTAACGCCACATAAATCCGTGACACGTTTTCGTTCTCCCTTTTGCGTTGTTCAATATTTGTGATGGATTGCAACTGAGTTCCCTCGCAGCATCGGAAATACAAGCCCAAGCACGGACAAATTTTCCATCAAGTGAATACTGGAATATTTGAACAGACGCATAGTGACTTTCCCCAAATCTTCCCTTATTTGGAGACTTTTTACCAAGAGAAACAAAACTATGTCGAATGTTTTCTGACGCAGTAACCCATTCTAAATTTTCAACGCAGTTGTTTGATTTATTCCCATCAATATGATTTACTTGACACTTCTTCTGCGGGTTTGGTATAAATGCGCTAGCGACAAGAATGTGAATGGATTTGTTTTTCTTTTCTCCGTTTTTACATATGACAACGGTTTTATAACCGCTTTTATGGCTCTTTTCGGAAAGAAGTTTTTCTACTTTCGTATGATTGTAATTTATGCTCTTTATTTTTCCTAAATTGCTTACTTCATATAAGCCTTCGTAATTCGGAACAGGTAACCATTTTTCCATAAACTATACTCACTTGCGTGGTGGATTATTCTGTTTCTATTATACCACAAAATACAAAATCTGCGCAGATTTGTATAATATTTTTTTGAGGAGAACAATTATGAGTATTTCTTCGGATGGAACTGTAATGACTATGCCGGTTCAGCCCGCAAACGCCAATTCTAATGGCGGCGGCTTCGGCTGGGGCGATAACGGCGCGCTGTGGCTGATTGTGCTGTTTCTGTTCATTTTTGCTGGCGGCTGGGGCAATGGTAACGGCTGGGTCGGCGCAGGCAATAACGGCGCTGGGGTGGTTGACGGTTACGTTCTTACGTCTGATTTCGCCAACGTTGAGCGAAAAATCGACAGTGTGAACGATGGCCTGTGCAATGGTTTCTACCAGCAGGCGCAGCTTGTTAACGGCGTGCAGAACGCTATGCAGCAGGGCTTTATGTCGGCTGAAATCAGCCGTGCAAACCAGCAGGCCGCATTTATGCAGCAACTCTTTGCCATGCAGATGCAGCAGGCCACCTGCTGCTGCGAGACCCGCGAGGCGATTCAGGGCGTGAATTACAATTCGGCAACGCAGGCTTGTGAGACACGCCAGACGATCAGCAACGGCACGCGCGACATCATCGACAACCAGAACGCCAATGCGAGAGCGATTTTGGACGCTATGACCGCCCAGCGCATTGAGGCCAAAGACGCCAAGATTGCCGAACAGAACCAGCAGCTTTTCGCCGCTCAGCTTGCCGCAAGTCAGGCGGCGCAGAACAGCTATCTGCTGAACCAGCTGCGCCCATTGCCGGTGCCCGCCTACCAGTCTTGCAACCCCTGGGCAGCTGGCACTTATAACGGCTGCAACGGCTGCGGCTGCTAAAACCGAATACGGCAACTTGTCGGAACAGCCGACATGTTCGGCCCCGTGCCGATGATGCAAAATGTGGCGGGGCAATCGTCCCGCCACTATTTTTTTGAAAGGAATGATTTTATGGCTGAATTTACAAACGCCAATACCGTGAGCGTGGCAGCAGGCCAGAATGTGCCACTGACGGAAACGGCAGTAGCGGGTAAGGGCTGTGTCGTACACAGAGAGGGCGCCGGTATTGTTACGCTGCGAGGCATTACAAACCAGTGCAAAGCCCGTTTCAAAGTAGGATTTGGTGCAAACATTGCTATCCCTACCGGCGGCACAGTTGGAGCTATTACTGCGGCGCTTGCCATCAACGGTGAACCGCTGAGCAGTGCGAGTGCAACCGTGACACCGGCAGCAGTAGAAAACTATTTTAATATTTACGTCACGGCTTTTGTTGAAGTTCCGCGCGGTTGCTGCCTTACCGTTGCCGCCGAAAACACAAGCACACAAACCGTTTTGTTTGCGAACGCAAACTTTATGGTTGAGAGAGTGAGCTGAAAGGAGCGCTATTATGAGTATGAAAGTTATGTACGATTTAAAGGACATGCTGTGCGCAGAGCTTGACGAAATCGGCAAAAAAGGCGAAATGTCTGCTGGCGACTTGGAAACTGTTCACAAGCTGACTGACACCATCAAAAACATCGACAAAATTGTCATGCTGGAAGATGACGGCTACAGCCGAGATGAAGATTACAGCCGGGATGGTGATTGGAGCGCCAACATGCGCGGCAATTATGGACGCGGTAGCAGCTATGCTCGGCGCGGTTCTCATTATGTGCGTGGCCATTATAGCCGAGACGATGCGCGAGACAGCATGATGCGAAAGCTGGAAGACATGCTCCGAAACGTTGATGGATACGACCGCGAGACTATCCAGCATTGCATCGATGAGCTGAAAAACACTTGACGGAGGTGGCGGCTATGGTGGACGTGCGAGAGATTGACGGCGCTATAGCCGAAATCGAAAACAGCGAACTTACCATGACCAGAGTTAAAAATTTGGCGGCGCTGTATGTTGTAAAAAATCAGCAGCTTGCAGATGTATCCACTGCCCCACAAAAAGCAGAACTACAAGAGCCTGTGCGTTACTATGAAGCGGCGGAGCCGTCTACAAGGGCTGCTGTTGGCGGCAGTGACTTTTTACGGGCTGTTTCAAACGTAGACACCACAGCGGCGCTGAACGTGCTGGATGAGCTTATGTCGGCCTTGTATGTAGCAAACCCTAAAGTTTATAATGGCGTAATGCGGAAATTGGAGCGTTTACAGGATGAGTGAATTTTTGGAGATTGTAAAAAAGGCCGATACCGGGCGAGTGTGGCGTGTGCTGGATGAGTTTATGGATGCGCTGAAAGAAGCACGGCCGGAAGTGTATAACGATTTGGTACACAGCTTGCAGAGAAAATAAGCAAGTGTGTACTAAAGTGTGTACTGCATAAAGAAAACACCGTAGATTTCGACGAATCTGCGGTGTTTTTAAGAGAGCGGCTGATGGGAGTCGAACCCACGGAGATACAGAATCATATCGATTCAA